AATAGAGCCTCAGTTCCACTCTGATTAGTGAATCTGGATCTCATTGCGAAGATCAAACCAGTTGGGCCACTCATTGGCTGAACACCAGCAAGGTCATATGCGACCAAGTTAGGCATTGCACGACGGATGAGTGAGATAAGAACTGGGTCGAAACCAGCAACAGGGCCTGCGTCTGCAGCTGAACCACTGAATCCACCTGTACCAGCAGAGTTAGTTGGAGATGCTTCTGTCAATGACTGGAAAGCATTCTCTTCTCTGAGCATTTGCTCTTGGTTCTCAAGGAGAACAGCAGTAACATTACGTCTGTGTGCGTCCTTGATTGGGTCTGATCCTTCGTGATCTAGAAGGGGAGCCCACTTCTCAGTGAGTTGTTGATAATTGATGTTTTGTTGCATCGTCTTGGGTTGTGTTTAGTTAAAAATTAACGAGTTCCTATTTCATACGTCCAAGTGCATCAAGATAAGCGGCCATTGCACCAGTAGCTGGCTCAACGTGTGCTGCTTCTTCTTTCAGTTCTTGAGGAGCGGACGTTGTGGTAGTTGTCTTCTTAGCACCAAAGTAAGATTCTTTGAGTGTTTCAATTTTTCCACGATAGGATTCTTCACTTTCAAACTCAACACTTTCTGCAAGACTTTGGAGCTTCTCTTTCTGAGATACTGCAAGTCCTTCAGCAACGTTATTAAAGATAGTCTGAGCAGTTGACTCACCAAGTCTTTGGTTAAGTGCAACGTTCTTCTCTATCTGCTCATTGAGCTTGGTCTCCATTTCATCAAGTTTGTCCACCATGTTTTCTAGGACATCATATTTGTCTTCAGGTAAAGTTACATAATGTTCTTCAAAAAGCTTTTTCATGCCTTCCATGAATGATTCTGTCATCTCAGTCTTGATTCCGTTCTCGACTTGGAGAGCATTTTCTTCCATCCATTCTTGGGCGACATATTCGAGGTATGCGTCTGTTCTTTCAGTGAGTTCGACTTTGATTTCCTCAACCTGTTCGTTGAGTGCTTTCTCATACTGCTCGTTTAGTTGATTCTCGATATCAGTGATTTTAGCATTGATAGATGCTTCAAAGATTGTCTTAGCTTTCTCTTTAAACTCTTCGGATAAATCCTCACCAGATAGAAGTGCGTTAACATCTTCTTCAATGGCGGCGTTTAAATCGACTGCTTCTGTTTCTGTTTCAGTTGATTCTTCTTCAGCGACAACCTCTTGAGATTCGTCAGCTTCTGCCTCTTCGGCATATTTTGGTGCAGTAGGCATAGGATCAGCTTTTCCAGCGTTCTTTGTAATCACATCTTTAACTTGCTTAATAGTACCAGTTGGTGTCTTAAGCATGTTACTGTTGTCATCAGGCTTTGAGTTCTCAGGTGTAGGGCCACCAAGATCTTCAACAGCACCTTGACCATCAGGAACGTAATTTGGTGTGGTTGGCATAGGATCTCCCTTTGCAGCACCACTGTTTACAGCCGTTTTGGATTGCTGTGTCTTTACTTCCATTTCTTGTAAATCTCCACGAGACATTTTGAACTCTCCGTCTAAAAACGTGTTAGATATCGTATAATCTATGTTTATTTATTAAATCAAAGATTTGATAAGAAGTTTTGGAAGATTTCCAACTTCTTCTCTTCAAGTTGACCTTGATCTACTAATTTATTTATAGTTTTTTGGGTCTCCTCAATGACTTCCTCCACTGCCTTTGGTGGCTCAGCAACTGCAATCGCAGGGTGAGTCATAGTTTTTTCTATGATTTTAACCTCAGATTGTTTTGCCTTTAGGATTCCAGCCTCCCAAACCCAATCAACTCCCTCCATAATACCATTCACAAATGCGTCTGGTGCTGAAGGATCTGCAACTATGTCAGCTGCCGTTGCGAGCATGAAGTCTTCACCGACAACTTTATAGCCTTCGCTAGTGTCTTTAAGACTTCCCATACCTCTCGATGACACTCCAAGAGTTACACCGTCATCTAATAATGACTGTGCAATTTTACCCATAGGTGTATTGAGAAGTTGTGCTTTACCTACAAAATTAGTTCCTTCTTTATGAAGGTCTACAATTTTGTGTGAAACTCTGTCTAGATTAACAGTAGGACCTTCTGGGTGTCCTAACTCACCAAGAGCACGACCTTTTCCAACAAATGCTTCGTTGTATCTGTTGACCTCTTTTTCAAGAGTTTCCACAGGATAAAAACGACCATTTCTGTTCTTGAGGTTTCCTTGTAAAAAGATACCTTCAATAAACATATTCTTCTTGCCGTCTTTTTCTTCGACAAGAACCTTGGCGGTTTCGATCTCTTCCGTGATGAGTTTCATTAGTTAAGCCTCAGGTTGTTCTTCTTCTACTTCATCATTTACAGGATCTGTCTCAGCGACAGGCTCTTCAACTTCTGCTGTATCCTCAACAGAACTAGGTGTACCATCAGCTTCCGCTTCTGGTTCAGTCTCTACCTCTTCCTCATCTTGTAGATAGGGATTAGGTCCACCAAACATATCGGCAGTAACCGCAGGCCTGACAGTTTCAATGTTCTCAGCAGCCTTATTGTATAAGATCTCTTTGATCTTATCATGAATATCGGTTGCAGAACCTTCGTCGCCAGCAGCGATCATGTCAAGTAAATCATTATCCATAAATTTGTTAATATAGAATTAGACTAGTATTATTTATATTTCGCCGCCTTCGGGCATCTCTGGAGCTTCTGTGGCACTACCATCTATGCCAGGATCTTGCGGCATTTGACCCATATTTGGATCAGGATTCATCGCCCCACCAGGCATTTGCTCTGGGTGAACTCCCATTTGAAGTTGTTGTACTTCCATAGGATCGGCGAGTAGTCCATCTGCGATCTCTTGCTTCATTTGCTTATCGATCTCGATGACCTCTTCATCTTTCTGTTTCAGAATCTTTCTTCTTACATAGTCGAGGGAGAAGTATTTTCCAACATAGGGATCGACTGCAGCAACAACACCAAGTCTTTCGTTGAGTAGTTCAGTTTCTTTGAGTTCCGCAAAGTGATTATCATATACAAAGTCGTATTGAATATGATCTGATAGAGTATCCCAATCTTCTGGTGTAACGATATTTTTTAGAATCAACTGAGTCTTCAACATATCATTGAATAGACTAGCGAATCTCTTTCTCATTCTACCAACAAACTTGGTAAACTTTATCTCATCTCTTAGTATCTCAGATGATCTACCTAAGTTAAAACCTTCTCCTGATCCAGCGATACGAGATTCTGGAACTCCTAGTGAACGATATAGTTTCTTTTGGAAGTATTCGATGTCGCTAAGTTCGCCAAGATTCTGTCCACCTGGCAACGTAGTGATCTCAGTGCCTCTGCCACCTTCTCGTCTTGGTAGCCAGAAGTCCTCGAGCATCGACATGTGTTTTCTATCATCTCTTATTTCTCCTGTGGATGCGTCATATACTAACTTGTTTCTGTAACGGTTCATCACCTCTTTGAGGTATTGTTCCGCTTTGATCTTTGGTAGATTACCAACATCAATATAGAATATTCTTCTTTCTGGAGCACGAGAAAGTCTGTATATAACTAGACTATCTTCAATCATTCTAAGTTGATTGAGTGCTTTGATTGACTTATGTAAGTAAGAAAGAATAGTTTGTTTGTTTCTGTCAACTAATCCTGAGTGACAGAATGTGATGGCATCTGGTGCAATCTTTACTGGTCTTTGCTTAGTTGCAAAAGGGGTTTGACCTATAGCACCCAAAGCATTCTTACTTTGAGTTGCACTAGGATCATACTGATAAAACTCTTCTATCTCAGGATTTTCTATGTCAGCAGGGTTGTTTGCATTTACTTGTTTGATTGCCCCTCTGAGAGTGGGATCAGTCTTTAACCTTCTTACTAACTTAATTTTAAGTGGATCAATATATCTAATCTCTTGAATACCTTCTTCTGGTTTATTGACATCAATTACCTTGTGGTAATAAATTCTACCATCAACGTACCAGTTTCTAAGAATCTCATGACACTTCTTATCGAAGTTCATGACTTCTTTAATAGTTTTAAACTCATCTCTAATGAGATCTTTAAGCTTCGCAGATGCTGGAAGATTCTCCAAATCGAGTTCGACAGGAGAATCATTCTGGTCTGAAACTATTGCTTCATTTATTATATCTTCAATGGCAGAGTCCACTTCTGGATGTAATGCCATTTCTCTATATCTTTTTATTAACTCAAACTCTGACTTAAATACGCCATCAATATCAACGTACTGCCCATAAAATCCGCTAGACACATAATAGTCTGACGAATCTTCATTCGTTTGGGGTACAGGAGAGACAACGCCTTTGTTCTTCTCGTCATCCCTCTCTATTTTAAAACCAAATAATTTAGCCATTAACTCACTAATACTGGGCTATTCCCAGTTATTTATATGTTATATTATAACACTAATTATCTAATTGTGCTAAAGTCTGCGTCAGGACCTGTTGAATCAATTGCTTGATTTGTTAATAGTGGAGTACTATTACCATCAAAAACATCCCACCACTGAACTTGTAAATCAACTGTGAACTCTTCGATAGAATCTGTTTGATCGTATGAAAGTTCGATTGCACTTACATTAGTTGGGAATGTTCCGTGGAACTTATACTTTCTAAGTATAGGAAGTTTCTGTTGGTTTGTCTGTGACCCACCAAGACCTTCTGCAACAGGAGCTCTACCGATCTGGTTAACATACATATCTGTTTGATAATCAGAAGGTGTTACTTCTCCAGTAGCATTGTCATGCTTGTTGATTGCGTTCATCCATCTTTCAAAAGCATTTCTGATGAGGAAATCAGTGTCGTTAATAACAGTGATTGTCCAGACATCGAATGTTCTGTCACCAGCGATTTTTAAATTCCTTCCTCTGAAAGGAACGTCAATTACGTTGATGTTGGATGCAGGGAGGTTTGCCGCCTTAACAAGGAATCTACCTCTTTCTTCAGCTGCTTGTTCACCTAATCCTTGAGGGAAAACTAATTCTACCTCAAACAGGTTAGGGCGAGCACCACCACCGACGAGCTTCGATTTAAAGTCATCAATGGTTCTTGTATCTAATCCAGGCGCATTTTTAGTTGCCATTTCTTAAGTCCTCTTCGGTTTATTTAGTAAAGTTAGGCGGAACCTACAACTTCATCAAAGCTGATGCCAGTTCTAGTTGCAACGAATGTTAGTCCGATGAAGTTGATAGAACGTGCAGGCTTCACGAAGATGTCTGCCTTGAAGGTATTTGCGTCAATAACATCCGCTGTGTTATTGGTTTCATCACAGATGACCACGAAGTCTGAAATACCTCTCTTAGCCTTAACATCACGAAGATATGGTTCAACGATATTTAAGAAGTTAGTTCTTGTTAAATCATCATTGAATTCAAACAACTGTGATCTTGCAGCTCTCTCGATAGTTCCTTCGATTGTTAGGAACAAACGACGAACGTTGATTCTGTCAAACGCAGATGCTTCTTTCTGTGCAGTTTTGTCACCGAACAGAACGATACCAGCGCCAGGAGAGAAGATTACAGGGTTGATTCTCTTAGGATAAAGAGTATCTCTCTGTCCCTGAGATGGGTTGTATGCAAGTTTAAGAGCATTGTTAATCGAACCTCTTTGAGCTCCAGCAGGGGAGAACCAAGGGAATGAGTTAATAGATGTTCTTGCCATCAATCCAGCAATGTCACCATTTAGAGGAACATATCTGAATGTGTTATTGAATCTGTCAAAGGTGTACTTATAACCAGAGTCAAACACTGCATAAGAACTAGATGTCAAACTATCGTAGAATGATACGATGTTGTTTGTTTGTTGTTCTGTGTTAGTTAAACCAACAACACCTTGTCTGTAAGGTGAAATACATGCGATACAATCTTTACGACTAGTAGCAATTTGGATTAACTTGTTAGCCTTAGCCTGTGCCTCATAGATGGAGTCTCCACTTGAAGGACCTTGAATGAGGAAGTTAACTGAGTACTCAGCAGGGTTATCAAGAACTGTGTAGGAACTAACGATGTCTCCTAATTCACACTTGAATCTTCCAGTTCCACCGTAATCCATTCCATTTGATAGTGAATAGATCTTAGGACCAGAACCGTTGAATGTAACTCCCTGAGTTTCTTGAGCCCAAACACCAGTTGAATCGATTGTGTATCCACTCAACATTGTATGTTTTAGACCAATACCTGTTTGTGCAGCACCAACAAATGCGTATTGTGAGAACTGTGCGAGGTAATCTTTGTAGTAGATGTTTGTAGATGGAGATACCTTAGCATCTGTTGCCTTGGATAATCCTACCCACTTCTCTACAATGTTACCAGAGGAACCAGTAACTTTACCTGTGTCATCTACGACTACAAGGTGCATTTCGTCATACTTAGAACTTCTACCTTTTGCGTATTCAGATGTAGAAGGACGATCTGCGATTTGACTCCAGTAAACAGTGCTGTTTGTTAAACCTAGAGTTTGTTGAGCGTACCAATCCTGAGCAGTGTTACCTTGTCTTAGATAGATTCCACTATCAATACCAGACATAACAATGAAGGATGTGTTAGCAAATGCAACAGTTGCTGCAGTGTCCATAACAACTTCCTGAGTACCACCGAAACTTGGTAATGAAACAATAGTACCAGAGTATGTTCCGTTGAGAGACTTAATTGTATCGCCTGGTTCAGACTTAATTGTTGCGAAGTCATCTCCGAATGAAATCACAGTAGAACCGATACCTATTGCAGCAGTAAAACGAGTTCTTTCAACTTGTACAGAATTACCACTATTATTAAAGATCTTAATTCTGTTTGGATGGTTAACATCATTCGCAGCACTGAAGAAAGCATTGTAGATACCTTCATCATATCCTTGGAAAGAAGCAGTTCCAGATCCTTCCTCATAGTCTATTGAACTCCAGACATCTGTTGATACATTGTGTTTTGAAACAATTTTAACATCAATAGAACCGTCGTTGACTCCAGTGATAATACCTTTGATGTATCCTGTTTCGATACCAACTGTACCATCTAACTGAGCAATACTTGTTGAGAATCCAGCAGTAACCGCAAATCCAACAGAAAGTCCTTCTGTACCAATAGCTAATCTTTGATCTGCTTGTGAGTCAATGGTACAAATCTTAAGATCGTTAGCCCATGAGCCAGGTGATCTTGCAGCGTATAAGAATTGTTGTGCTAGGTTGTTGAAGTTATTGTAGTAATCTTCTTGTGACTTGATTGTTAAGTTTGTGATTGCAACACCGACAGGTGCGTTAGCATTGGATAGCATTGGGTTTGTGCTTCTCAATACTCTCAACACTCCACCGTATGATAGATATGATGATGCAGTCATCCAGTACTCATATTGAGCATCGGAAGAGTATGGTTTACCAAACGTTTCAAGTAAGTCGGCTTCTGTCTCGATTAGGACTGGTTCATTGACAGGTCCTTTTGCAAAAGGTCCAGCAATAGCTCCAACCTGATCGTTGATACCGTCAATCCTTCCTACGGTTAGGTCTACCTCTCTTACCTTAACGCCTGGAGATACTAGATTAAGCGCCATGTTAGTGTTCCTCGA